TACTTGACATATTATATATAATAAATATATAATTTATTTTAAAAATAATTTGTCTATTAAACTTACTGATAATATTTTATTATTATTTAATTATATATATAATAATGAGATTAGAGATATTTGTATTAGGATTAACGGCGTTTTTCATATATAACGCGTATAGTGACGGCAAATATTCGAAAATGATGTTGTCATTTAAGAAATATTATAAAATGATTTTTTACGCGCTTTTAGGTATCGGTATTTATTTGCTTTTAAAACGAAATCCAGATAAAGGACGCAATATGTTGTTATATGCGAACAATGTTGTTAAATTTATGCCAATTGATAAAACATCTATGGATATGCTTAGTCCAATTTTTGATTTCACATCGTCTTGTGATAGGAGTTTTATGGAATCATTTAATAATATAGATGATAGTAATTTAATGGGTACGACCGGATTATGTAATGCGGATAGAAGAATCGTTAGTTCAGGAAAAACTGGCACAAAACGCTCAGTTAGTGAAACTAAAAAGAAATATGTAGCTTCACAACAAGATTGGAAATGTGGACAGTGTGTGGCGCAACTCGACCATACATTTGAAATTGATCACAGAGTACGTTTAGAGTATGGTGGAGGAAATGATGTACAAAACTTAGTTGCTTTATGTAGAAATTGTCACGGGAAAAAAACAGCAAGTGAAAATATGTAGATTATTTAACTGTTACCTTTTATAGTTTTTTTATAGCTTCTTCTATAACTTTGAAAAGAAAAGTTATAGAAAAAATATTATTGTATAATATTAATATATGAATTCACAAACACAACCACAACCAGCAATTCCTAGTTATAATATGTTACCGCTTTTTAAAACTTCAAAATTTTTAATTCTACTGTCATTTATTATTGTGATAATGATTATTAGTCTATTTATGATTATTTATAATGTAAAAATTCCAAGTAATGTTCCTTCAATGGATAAATCAAATGAACAAATAACATACAATATGCTTATAATTTTGTTTGTTTTATTTTTAGTATTTGCTATATGTGCTTATCTTTTACCAGATAGTTATAAATTATTTGACTTTTTTTTCCAAATAAAATGGGTAATTATCATAATGTTTTTTACGATAGCTTTAATTTTATTTTTTAGATTGACACCATTAGACATAGTTAATAAATACGCCAATATTATTCTTATAGTATTAGGAGTGTTAGGATTTTTACTTTTCTATAAAGGTATTTCGACAAATTATATTGCCGAATTTAATGTTAACTATGAAAGAATAAAATCTCTACTTTTGCTATTCTTTTTTATTATAATAATTATTTTATTGTACGCTTTTAATCCAGGTGGTTATATAACTAAATACTTTGGTCCTTTATTAATATTTACAATTGTTTTAGCTTTTTTCGGGTTGATGTATTGTATACTTCTTTTAACAGTTCCCAGCAAGGTTGGTGTTGGAGCAACTAATATTTTCAGTAATTTTACAAACTTTTCGTTTTATAGTAGTATCTTTTTTATAATTTTTTTAATTGCAATAACAATCATAATATCAACCTACCCAGGAGGTTTTTTTAAAAAGGATAATACGCAAGTATTGCCAATTATGACACTTGTAATCGGAATTGTTGTTTTATGGGTTACAATGATAGGATCTAATTTATATGATGGTCCATCGAGTAGTATGGATACTTGGAAAAAATCATTGTTGTTTTTATTTGGAATGGTAATTGCGGCACTTCTCATTTTTTGGATTGTTTATAGTATACAACATTTAAGTGGCGAAACCAGTATAACCCGCTTCATTTTAAATCTATTAATTATACTTATCGTTTTAACTTTGATTTATAGGACAATGAATGTACAAATACCAGATAATAACACAAACTCTAAAAAGAATGCTTTTTTTGATATGATTATCAATCTGATCTTTTACATACCTTGTTTATTTTCAGGCTCGATTGATTCTGTTTTAGGTTCTGGAGTTCAAACCGGCGGACCAAGTTATTTTACAAGAGAGAAAAGTTCGTTCATAATGCTATTTGTAGTGATTTTGTTGATACTTTTATATATTTTTGGACCCTTTTTATACAATAAACTTAATTTACAAGGTGGGGAATTACTGGTAAATAAACCAGTTAATACAAATAAGTCATATTCGTTGGGAACATACGAAGAATTAAATGGTAGCGATACTTTTGACTACCAATATGCTATCTCAGCTTGGATTTATATAAATTCCGATGCTCCAAATACCAGCGACGCCTATAATAAATACACATCAATACTAAATTTCGGCGGCAAACCCAATGTGCTTTATAATGGTAAAACAAATTCACTTATGGTTACTATGGAACAAAAAGACCTACAAAAAACTACAACAAATAAATTAACAGAGTTTGACGATAATGGTAACAGAATTATGTATATAAATCACAATGTGCTATTACAAAAATGGAATAACCTCATAATTAATTATAATGGAGGTATTTTAGATATATTTTTAAATGGTGAATTAGTAAAATCCGACATAGGAGTGGTTCCGTATTATACTTTAGATAATTTAACAATCGGCGAAGACAATGGAATAAATGGTGGAATATGTAATGTAGTATATTTTAAGCAAGCATTAACAGCATTGAATATTTATTTTTTGTATAATATGATTAAAGATAAAAAGCTTCCTGTAACCAAGGATTCAAATATAACTATTATGAAAAATGATTTTAAGACTACAAGCAGTTCATATAAAGAAGAATATAATGAATTATTTTAAATAAACTAAATAATTAAAAAATATTAATTAGTTAATTAGCTATTTTAATTAATTAACTAAAACATAGAAAATTTCTAAATCTATATTATACAATGAGTCCTTTTAGTATTGTCATTATAATTGTCATAATTGTTTTGTTGGTTATTATATGGAAATATGTTTTATCTGACCCAAATACATTACAGGGTATACAAAGCGGTCAAACTGCTTCTACAATTTCGGCGTCTAGTTTAGCAACAAATGGTTCGGATGTTCCATCTAGCAACTTTGCGTACTCTGTATGGTTCTATGTAAACGACTGGAATTATCGTTATGGAGAAACCAAGGTTATTTTTGGTAGAATGGGTGCAAAGAGTACCACTGGAAATGGGTCTATTGAGGGAGTAAGTGGTTTAGATCCTTGCCCTGCAGTTACTTTAGGCGCAGTAGAAAATAACATTTTTGTATCTGTAGGTTGTTATCTAGGAGTTAATCAAGAACCAACAACGCCTGGTGGAAGAACAATTGTTAAAACGTGTAGTGTTACCAATGTACCTATACAAAAATGGGTTAATTTACTTGTCAGTGTTTACGGTAGATCGATGGATATTTATATTGATGGTAAATTGGTAAAAACGTGTTTATTACCTGGTGTAGCAAGTGTGAATAATAATTCAGATATTTATGTCACACCTAACGGTGGTTTTGATGGTTGGACATCCAAATTACAATATTACCCCAATTCAATTAACCCTCAGGAAGCTTGGAATATTTACACTCAGGGATACGGTAGTTGGTCTTCGATGATAAATGCATACCAGGTTGAAATATCTCTTGTTGAAAACGGACAAACACAAAGTAGTGTTACTATTTAGAATTTTAATACTATTAAATTTTCTTATTTATTTATATATAATGAGTGACAATGAAGCATTTAAATCATTTTCTACAACTAATGGAAATATTGGTTCGCCATCCTTTTTAGAATCAAATAGTTTAGTGGCAAAATTCGCATTTCTAATTTTAGTAATTTTTGCCTTTGTTATATTATTGAGGGTTGGTATTTCAACTATATCCTATTTTTTAACCCCTACAAGTTCACCACATTTGATTGATGGTATGGTTGATGCTAAACAATTAATCGTCTTTCCTCAAGATCCAAGTAGTAATGGAGCTGTTACTATTTATAGGTCTGTTAATTCCAGTGGCGGTATTGAATTTAGTTGGTCTGTATGGATTTTTATTAATAGTATGCAATATCTTGAAGGTCAATATAAACATATTTTTTCCAAAGGGAATAGTAATTTAGAAACAAATGGTTTGGTTTTTCCTAATAATGCGCCAGGATTGTATTTAACACCATATAAAAATAATCTGGTTGTGATGATGAATACATATAACGTTATTAATGAAGAGGTGATTGTCCCAGATGTTCCAATTAATAAATGGTTCAATGTTATTATCAGATGTAAAAACACCACACTTGATATTTACGCCAACGGAACTATTGTTAGGAGTATTAATTTAATGGGTGTACCAAAACAAAACTATGGTGATGTTTTTGTTGGTCTCAATGGTGGGTTCGACGGAAATGTTTCTAATTTGTGGTATTACGATTATTCTTTAGGAACCGCCGAAATACAAAGAATAGTTAATGGTGGTCCCAATACTACAATGATAGGTGCTAATGGAATGAATGATAAATTAGCCAACTATTTATCTTTAAGATGGTACTTTTCTGGAGCAGGTGACGCATACAACCCAAGTCTATAA